ATTTTCTAATTTAATTGAGTATCCTGGGATAATATCATTACCTTGTGATAATTGCTGTATAGTCACATCACTAGAATAATCACTTTTATAGAAAGTCTTATAATGTTCGTGTGATGTATCTATAATCATCTCTTGCCACATGTCAAAATACTTCTTAATATAATAATCATTAGTTAATAAGAATGTCATAGTGACTTCATCAGTCGCAGCTGAATACGGTTTCTTTGTGTTGTGATGGTTATGTGTAGCTTCGGTGGTCATGATTCTCTTGCCAGGAAAACTACAAGACTGACATAACAAAAACATATCCCTAGGATCTTGTATAAAGTCTCCAATGTTAACGCCATCGCCCGATATTAAATTGCTCAATAATGTGGATGGATTAAAATTTAGTAGGCTATTCATCCCTTTGGAAGGATGGGAAACGTACACGCCGAATCTGTTTCCTCGTGCTACGCCACCACGACGGTTGATCGTTGACTTCATTGTATCGATGCTTACTGGTAATGACATTAGTATTTAGTCCTCGAATCAGCCCAAACAGCGCCTTCACCAGCTTTCTTGAATGAGGATGTTTGTAAAAATATTGCGATGTTCCATTCAGCAGCATTAACCTTCATTATATTTGAGGTTACACCCTTAGTGAGATAGTGCTTGAAACACGGTTTAAAGTATTTATAGTTCTTTGTTGCTTTTAATAATTGGTACGTAATCTTAAATCTAGTTGTTGCATTAAACTTCTGATTGTTTGTTATGTCATTTAACTTGTCAAGAAATATTGCACGAACTTTGGGTGGCAAATAGTGTAAGTTAATACCATAGAAACCATCCTTGGCAGGACCAACAACAATAGTTAAAGGGAATGTATCATAGAATGGTAAGGTTGATTTGCCCTTAGGATCATATGTGTACATCACCATGTCACCTGAGTGAGCACCTTTCTGTGATCTTAGTCTATCATCGTTAAGAATAGATGCACCCTGTTTTCCAAGTGCCTTTACTTTCTTTTGAAACCATTCGTCGGCTTCTTTAGTACGGGTCGTTATACCCTTACGGAAAGCTTCTGATTCTAATTTATCAAATAGACTAGCCACTAAATATTCCTATTACGTTTATTCATAACTGTATTTATACCTTTTTCTTTCGCTTACCTAGAGTTTTCCATATTCTCTTTCCGGTCTTAGTCTTCTTCAACTTGAATCCAACGGTCATAGTTCGTATGCCCATTGCCTCTAACTCGTGCTCGGTCCATATTTGAAACTCATAACCTCTAGCTTCACAATACTTCCTAGCATAATCCCACTTAGAAGTATTCTTCATGAACGTTAATGCTTCATTAAGATGCTTACGTTTAGGGGGTTGAGTCTGGGCATGAGGTTTTATCTCAACCACCAGCGTTCGACCAGTCTTGGTACGTATCGTGAGATCGATAAAGTACCTGTGAGGCTTACGGTCTGTCGAGCATATGTATGGTACAACAGTCTCCTCACTTTGCCACCACTTGACCCATGACGCGTCATCTAAATATCGAAATGCATTCCTTTCCCAAAGAGATCTATAATGTATCTTATCAACATCGCCATTATATTTCTCAGGATGCTTCGGCTTCCACTTACCTGAATATGTTTTTTTCATACAAGTATTTATATAAACCGTATAAATAAGTATTATACACGTAAAGGAACAAAATATGTCTATGAACGACGCGCAACGAATGCAGCAAATAGGTGGAGTTAATATTAAATCTACAGGCTCAACGCCAACTCAACATTGGAAATACCCAGACACTGTAGGCAACGACACTAATGATGATACTGTAAATTTTAATAGTCATTCAACTAGTGAGTATGCAATTAGACGTATGGGTAGACTATCCACTGCATCTAATGAACCATTCGTGCTGTTTGAGTTCATGAAGGTAGATGAAAAGTTTCAACAAACTGAACATAAATTACAAAATACTTTAAGCCTTGCTATTGATACTGCCCAAGCAAAGGCCGAATACCTAGGATCAGGTAAAGCTTTACAATCCGTGCACCAAATGGCATCGGGGGATGAATTAAAAACCATGGCCAGTAGTGCTGCATCGACTGGGGCTCAAAAAGCTAAAGAGATGTTAGTATCATTAACAACGCCGGTAAAGAGAAATTATAGTGGCTCAATAGCAATGTATATGCCGACAGATATTTCTATAAACGACACCATGATATATAATGAAGATACTAGACAGTTTGCAGCTGGAGCAAATGAATTATTGACAGGAGGTGGTAATGCTTTTAACAATAAAGCAGTAGCAGCTTCTAAGCAAGCTGTCACTTTAGGATCGGCTGCACTTGGTAAAGGAATTGGTAAAGGTATAGTAGGTGCTTTGGTTGGTTACGGTTTAGGCGATATTGTTTCTGCTGAGATGCAAAGATCTACTGGAGCGCTTTTAAACCCTAATGAATTCATTGCATACCAATCAACTGCATTAAGAAGCTTTTCATTCAATTGGACAATATTGCCGGATTCTGAGTCAGAATCAAATCAAGCAGCAGGCCTTGTTAAATTATTTAGATCCTCTGCTCATGCTAAAAGAAATAATCCAATAACAATAACAGTTCCAGATCACGTTGTTACATCATTCCATGGAGCTAAGGATATGATTCAATTGCCGCCGTGTGTCATTGAATCAGTTAACGTTACATACAACCCAAATGTATCTTCATTCTTTAAAAAAAATAATTCTCCAGTAGAAATTGTATTGGCTATAACACTTAAAGAAATGGTTCCATTGTATGTAGATGACATAGAGGCGGGATACTAATATGTATTTTAAAAATATAACAAACGTGGCGATAGATGTAGATGGATCTGGTAACCTAGATTTAATGAAAAATCTAACTGCCAAATCTCAAATATCTGATTCATTAATTAATAACACTGGATTTTATCAAACAGTAGAAATTCAAGACGGTGAAAGGCCAGATCATTTAAGTCAACGGCTGTATGGTTCACCTCAATACCATTGGACATTCTTATTGCTTAACCCTCAAATTAAAAACATTTGGGATGATTGGCCTATGAAGCATGGGCAATTGGTTGAGTATTGTGTAAACAAATACCAGTACCTTGCCGCTGATATATCACCTACCGCTGATAATAACTTAAACAATAAATTTCTTTTAGGTGAGACTGTTGCTGGTTCTATATCAGGTGCTACTGGTATTATTAAAGAGATCCATCTTAATTTAGGGTATATTGTATTGCAGAGAACCACCGGCAAATTTGCTGTGTCGGGTGAGACTATAACTGGTATCAATTCTGAAGATTCAGCTGCATGTAATTTTATTAAGTCGCAGGCTTATGCACCACATCACCACGTAGATGATTCAACTGGAGATTGGGTACCTCGCCGCACTGCAGGAACAACTGCATATAGCTTGCTTGATTATGAAGCAGCGATCACTGAACAGAACAGAAATATTAAAGTTATAAAGAATGAACACATTAAGAATGTAGCAAGAGAGTTTATAAAAGCGATGAACAAGTAATGCTTAATTTAGATAATATAAAGATTGAAATCCGTGAAATAGATATTAGTAAAATGGTTACTGGTGTAACTATATACGAAAGTGTATTCGGAATGCTAAAAGGTGCAATATCAATAAAAGATGGTATTAACTTCTTTGATAACTTTATAGGCACTGAGTTGGCTGATGTTAGTTTTACCTTTGAATATCTAGGTAATACATACGGATGCGGGTTTTATATGGATGGCATTTCCAATATGAAAATTGCTAAGCAACAGAAAAATTATATTATCCATTTAAAATCCATATATACTCCTGTTTTTGCTGAAACTATAAACAACACATTCACTGGAAGATCAGATCAAATAATTAATAAAATATTTACAGATATTAGTGCTGAAGAAAGTGTCTTACATATTGACACTATAACTGACACTAAAGGTAGATACATTGCACCAAATATTGCTGCGAGAGAATCTTTATACACTCTTGTAAATAACGCTTATGATATTAAAAAAACTGGAATGTTTTTATATCAAAGATTTTTTGATAACAATGCATGTAGATTAACTTCGCTTGGTGATATGTTAGAAAGTTCTTTTGTTGATGAGAACAACCAGCCAGTGAGTATTAAGCAAGCCGTTATAAATCAGGCTACGATGGGAGCACGGGCTACCTTAGGTACTGCTGACAAGTATGAATTGAAAGAATACAATATGGATTTCATACAGAAATTAGAAGACGGTGTATGGGGTGAAGCGGTTAACACAATTAACTTAGATGAGACTACGCGTAAAGCCAACATCACTAAAGAAGCTACGTCGATTCCCAAAACTAAATTCAAACTTAGTGATAAATTGTATACAAATAATGTGAAGAGTATATTCTCTTCTCGTGGTGATGTTGCTGTTAGTAGTATACAGAATCATAAGTTTCGGGTATTCAACACAATCATGGAAGTAAACCAGATGGTGGCATTACCAAATCTAGGTGCTGGAATGTGTATTAACGTTTCATTAGGGGGTGGTAATCAATCATCTAGTAAACAAGATGGAAAATACTTAGTCAAACATATACAACACAATTTTACAATAGATGGTGGAGATTATATGTACACTCAAGATTTAGGATTAGCTCGTGAATGATATAAAATTTGGATTAGTAAAAGATATTAATGACCCGGAGAAACTTGGTAGGGCTAAGGTGAATGTGTATGGTATACACGATAACATCGAAACTAAAGACCTTGCATGGAATATGGTTCTTATGCCATCAACTAATCCAGCTAAAGGTGGAGTAGGTTCATCAACAAATCTACTGGTTGGTACATTGGTTGCTGGTATATTTTTAGATA